ATTCATCTTCGAACACCTCGCGAAAATCCCATTGATAGATGAAATCGCCATCCAGACCCTGAACCGCGCGCGGCACGTCCACCGCCTCGAATGTGATCACCTCGGCCTCGCCAATGCTGACCACGCCACTGATCGTGAACGCCTCGGGTTTGTCGGTGCGGATCAGCGCATCGCCGTTCACATCGGATCGGGCCACGTCCAGCGCATAGGCAGTTTCCACCGCACCCCCTGCCCGCACCGTCACCAGTTGCGACGGACGCGCCACGATGGTCGAAGGCGGCAACCCGCTGACCTGCAGGCCGTGCCAGCCGCCATCCGTCACCGGTTCACCGGGTGTCAGGTAGGCACCGCTGAACCATTCCAGATCGTCGCCGTCATGCGACCAGACCAGATCGTCGGCAGAGTGTTGCCAGTCCAGCGGCAGCGATGTCAGGTCAAGACCCCGCTGCGCCAGGTGCCAGATCGTCGGCAGGCAGGTGACGCGGGTCAAATGCGGTGCCCCGGCCCAGAGCCTGTTCATCATGCGGATGTAACCGGCCCCCGCCTGGTCCTTGCCGATCCCGCGCACCCCGGCGGTTGCCATGCGCCGCGCCCGCTGCGCAGACGATGTGCGCGCGCGACCCCCGATCAGCCCCACTGACCGCGACTGCGGATAAACCTCGGTCAACTCCCAGGCGGTCAGCCCCACCGGGGGCCATGCAATCACATCGGTCATGCAGGCTGACCAAACGATTTGGTGCGCCGCATGCGCGCATCCACGGCGCTGACCGCGCGATTTACTGCATCATTCGCCATCACCTGCATCGTTGCCCGAATTTCCCCGTTGTCGGTCAGGGTCAGATCGCCACCGATAACCCGAACCTCAGCAGGAATTGCAGCAGGTCCAGCGCGATAATCGACGGCAGCGGCCCGCGCCACGTCGAAGGGCTTAGAATTGGTATCAAGGGCGGTGATCCGATCCGCAACCGGCGCGACAGCGCGACCAGTGTCACCGCCGAAAATGCTTGACCAGAAACCGCCGCCGGTCCCGCCACCGGTCAGGGCGTTTGCTGCGATATCCCACAAGCTGTTAAAAGCACGATCTGCCAACATCTCAGCAAAGCGCTGCAATAGCTGGCCCACCGCCTCGCCCGCAGATTGCGCGCCAGTGACGATACTGCGGAATGCCGTCCCGAAAGCATTCTTGGTTTCCTGCATTCGCTCTTTCAGACGCTTCGCCGCTTCGCTTAGTTTTTCGACACCCTCTTTTGCGCGTGACGCTGACCCACCACCGCCGCCGGTCTTGTCCAGTGCCTCATTAAAATTCTCGGCAGCGTCCGTAGCATCCTGCAGGTCCGTCTCTGCGGCTTCGGTCGTGTCGGAAATTGCATCCTTCAACGCCCTGATAGATGCCAATGGTTTGGTGAAACTCGATCCGGCTTTGGACATGGCGTCCGCCGCTGCGGCCCCGGCATCTTCCGCAGCAAGCTGCGCCAACCCCAATTCCTGCGTGATGACAGCACTCGCGCCAGACAGGCTTGTCCCGAACAAAGCGTTGATCCCTGACGCGATGGACTGGGTGAAAGAAACCCACGCTCCGGCCATCTTGCGCAAGCCGCCATAAAATGCCGCCGTCATGCCTGATGCCATGACCACAACTGCAGACCTGACATAATCCGCGCCATCCCCAACCCGCTGCCAAACCTCAGCGGCAACAGCGCCCATCAGGGACATCGCGTTTCCGAAACCACCGACCCTCTCAATCAGCTTCGACAGCCGGAACGCGAGTTCCCCAGCCAGGACAATCAGCGCACCCAAACCCGTTCGGATCAAAGCACCGCGCAACACTGTCAATGCCGCCGACAATCCACCAGTTGAAACAGCCGCCATCCCCAGCGCAGCGACGTAGCGCGCACCCATGTACGCCCCGAATGTGACCGCATAGGATGCAACCCGCTCGATCACCACGCCAAGGCCATCCAGCACCAGGCGCAGCGCACCACCTTCGCGCATGGACGCTGTAAAGCCTTCTGCCATCCGTTCCAGCATGGGCGCGAATGTGACCGCCAGGCGCTGCCCCAGAGCCTCAATGCCGACGCCAATGCGGCTCATGGCATCGTTTGCCGCCTCGACCTTGGCCGCATCCACCGCCGACATGGACAAACCCAGATCCTGAATTTCCTGCCGTGCAGCCCGGATTGCGTCACCGCCGCCGGTCAGGAGCAACGCCATTTCCTTGGAACGGACCCCCATATCCATCAGGAATTGCGTGGCCTGACCCGACGAAAGCCCAAGTTCCTTGACGCGATCTGCCATTGTCGCCAACCGCTCGTCCGCATCCATCCTGGATAATTCGGCAGCGTTCAGGCCCAGCCGTTTCAGGGCATCCGCCGTTGCACCGCCTTTAACCTGCGCCTCGACCAGCCGCGCACCGATCATCTGCATGGATTTATTCAGGTCCGACTGTGCGACCCCGGCGTCACCAGCTGCCAACTGCAAGGCGCGCAAGCCGTCGATCGAGCCATCAATCGTTCGCGCAACCTTGGCCTGCTGATCCACGAACGTCATGGACCGCTTTGTCAGGGCCGTGACCGCAGCGACCGCAGCGGCAGCGGCAGCGGCAAGGGCAAGTTTCGCCCGTTGCGAAAACCGACCCAGCGCCCCCTGCGCTCTGCCCAGACCGTTTTGAAACTGAGCACTGTCAAGGCCCAGGTTGACCCGCAATGCACCTACGACTGATTGAGCCATTCAGACCATTTCCTTTTAGGCAGGGATTGCGACATCGCGCGAAGGTTTGCGCGGATTTCAGCGGGTGTTGATTTCTCTTTCCGGCGCAGGAGGTTGCGCAGCGGCGGGATTTTCTTGGCGCGCGACAGATGCGCCTGAAGGTGTGCGATCCCGACCGCCTGCCGGTATTCGCGATCTGCACGGTCTGCCGCCCCCTGCATGTGGATCACGTAGTCGCGGGGCAGCAGACGCCAGAAATGCGCCGGGTCGAAGCCCGCCGCAACGTAGGCTCTCAGGTAGCTTTCGACCTTTCGCGGCGCGGTTTTTTCGCCTTCGCCTTCGCCTTGCCGGTTTTTTTTTGCGGGTCTGCCTCTGGCATGGCAGCATCGAACGCCCGCCCGATTTCAAGCATTGCCGCTTCCACGTCATTGCCGATCAACCGCCCGATCTGCTCAAGGTCCAGTTCGGGTTGCTCCGCTTGCGCCATCGCCCACAACAACAGCCGAATGTCCGAGAAACGCGGCACTGCCCCCTCGGACGTGTCACAGGCTTCGAACACCTCAAGCGCAGATCGCGGGTCTTTCTCCTCGATCCGGCAGAGCGTGTTGTAATCACAGACCAGGTTCAGATTGACGCCGCTGATCTTGCAGGCAATCACACCGCGCGCGGCGCTCATGCCACCACCAGACCGTTGATGCGGAATTCTGCATCAGCCATCATCTTGTCTTCAATCGGTGCAGACCGCTTGTAGGACTTGAGGAACCCGGCGTAGGTTTCCGGCGTGGCCCCGACCTCAGGCGTGGTGAACCTGATCTGAATGATTTCGCGGCTTTCTTTCAGTTCGGTAAGCAACGTGTCCGTGTCCGACCCCTGCACCCAGTGATGCGGGATTGTCACGACGCCGTTATCGTCCAACCCCGCAATATATTCCTTTGTGCGGCTGGGTGACTTCATGTGCGTCACGTCCACCTCGTCCGCTTCGCCGGTCGGAAAGTCCACATCACCCACACCGACAATCTCTGTCCAAGTCGGAACCTCCCCGCGCCCGATTTCGACCGTCAGCCCATAGCCAAGTGTTACACCTGTACTGCTCATGTCATTCGCTCCTGTGATGAACCATGAAATCCAAAGAAATGCGGAATTCCTTTTCCGCGTCGTTTTCGCGCCCCTCGCGGGTCGCGGCGTGAAAGACGCCCAGAAATCCCCCGCCACGATACCCATGCAACAGCCGCACCAGGTGACCGCGCAGGGCCTCTGCATCTGTGTATGAAGCGGCAAAGCAATCCGCCTGCACCCGGCCCTGAAAAACAGCGTCAGATCCCTTTTGCGTCACACCTTCCGCGCCTGAAATCTGGTGCAGCACAATCGCTGGACCGGTCGCGCCTTGCGCCCGCGCGTTCCAATCAACACTGGCAAGCGCGGCGATCTGCGCGTCACTCTGGATAAGGCTGCGCAAGTCGCTTTTCATGACCGCCCTTTCGCAGCCCTGCGCGCGGCGCGGGCTAATGTCTTTTGAATTTCATTCCACATCTGATCCGACAGCCGCTCTAGAAGTGCCTCGCGATCCTGATCCCATGCAGGACGCACGAACGGCTGCGGTGCATGGTGCGCCGTGCCGAATTCTTGCAGATGCCCATGCCGCCCGCCTGCCCCCAGGTCATAGGACGGCCCGACAAACACCTCGACCGCTGCCCGGTCGTCACGGAACATTTTGCGGTGCAGACCCGCCTGGCGCTTGTCCAGTCTTGTGCTGATCGCGATGGATGCCTGCAGGTCACCATCATCGACCGGAGCAGCACCTTGCATCAGGTCCGCCATCGGCTGCGCTGCAGCCTTAATCGACCGGCGGATCGCCGCCTTGCCCGTTGCAGGCTTCAAAGCCTCCAACGTCTTTTCAAGTTCGCTAAAACCTTCAAGCCCGTAGGTCAGGCTCATGGTTGATCCCGTTCCTGGGTACTGAATTCCAGCTGGTCACGGAACCCGACTTCCTTGGAACCCGTGATCGCAAAGTACCTTGCCCCCGCACCGCTGCCGATTTGGATGATGTCGGCGCCAGTCACACCAGCATTGGCCTGCGTCCATTTGACGACAAACCGCGCAGACAGTTCCGCCGTTACCTGCGCCGCCGCGATCCGCTCAGCATCAGACACATCTGTTTTTTCCGCCCAGGTCTGGTGCAAAGGCGCGAAAGCTCCGGCCTCCGACCGCAGGCCGCTGTCCACGCGCGGCGCGCGCAGGAATGTGATAAGGGTGTTCCGGCGGGCCATCGTTCAGCCCGTGACCCGTGGACGCCTGTAGCGGCATTGATCCATCAGGTTCCGGATGGCGAAGGTCAGTTCAACCTTTTCCGCTTCATCTGCGGAAATTCCCGCATTGAACCATTCTCGCACCATCATCAAAATCGCCTGACGCTGCTGCCGTACCGGCGCACCGCCGACAGATGCAGCCACGCGTGCGGCCCGCGCCGTGCAAATTTCGGCCGCCAGCGCCTCACCCACAACCAGACGCGGTTCATCGTATTCGGTCAGCACATAGGCATCTTCAAGGTCCAGCGGCGACCATTCACCATCGCTGCCTTGCACCTCTACACTGGTCAGGCTGTTCACCGGGCGCACCGGGAACCACCACTGGCACCAGCGCCCGCCGGGCAAAGAAAACTCGTAATCAGCCGCAGCCATCGGGTGCGCTGTGCCGTCTTCCACCACGGCAACCGCTACGGCGATCAGGTCAGCGATCAGGACATCATCGTCGGCTTCCGTTTCAAGGATATGAACCGACCGCTTGAAATCCGCCACCGTGACCTGTGTCACTGCGGTTGCCGTGAGGTTTTTCATCTGGCTGGCCCTTATTTGCCGGTCTTGGCTTTGGCCGAACCCTGCGCGGGCGGCTCACCTTTGGTGGCCTTTTCCGGTTCCTTGGTCGCAGGTTCGGAACCGCCGTCGCTTCCCGTCTTGGCCTGCGCAGTTTCTGCCAGTTTGGCCAGCTCTTTTTCCCGGTCATCAAGCGCCTTCGCGCGGGCGTCCAGCTTGTCGGCCTCGGCTTGCAGCTTGATTTTCGCATCCTTGACCATCTTCTCGACCTCGGCAGCGTCGGTCGACGGTTTCAGATCAACTGACGTTTTGGACTTTGAAGCGTCATAGGGCTTGGTGACGGATTTCAGCCTGGCTGCTTTCTCCGGGTCGAACCCGGCAATATCGCCTTTGACATAGGGACCGTGCCCCTTGGTAAATTCAAGGATGACCTTGCTCATTTCGTTTCCTTTCGAGGATCTGATATTTGGGGATATGCTGGGCGAATTCTCCCGCCCAACCACTTCGCAGCACTGGCTGCGCTAAGATTTCAGGTCCGGGTTACAGACCCCAATCGACACCGGTCAGCATCGCGATCGCTTCATCGTGCCGTGGCGCGAAATCGTGTTCTTCGATTGCCCGCATCAGCGTCAGATCATTCTGGTATGCGGAAATGGTGTCCCCGTTGGTGTCCACATAGGCCGCTTCCTGCGATGCAGCCAGCATCAGCACCATGCTGTCACCGACCAGCATTTCATTGAAGTCAGCAAAGAAGACCTCGCTTTCGTCACCACCGACACCCAGGTTGTCAGGCAGTTGCGAAGTTGTCTTGATCGGATAGCCCAGCAACGTGTTGTTCTGGTCGATCGAGGGAAACAGATACGATCCGTGCGTCGGTTCCCGCAGGCTGGCGAGGAAGTTGCGTACAGATGCGCGCATGATCCAGCCGGGCGAAATCATTGCCACATCTGCATCCTGAACCTTGGACACCATGCGCCGCAGAGCGGCCTCAACCACGGCAGCACCGTTCGCGACCGCCGTCTGCGTGTGACCGGCCAGCACCCAGCCACCCAGACCTGTGGGTGTGTTGCTCGACCCGTCGCCGCGCAGGAACGCCAGGTCTTTGCGCAGGCCCATCACATCAAGCATGTCGTCGCGCACCAACTGGGCAATTGCAGCGCTGCTGTGACGCAGCAGGGCGTTGCCGACCGGCACAAGGGACCGCAGCGTCTTGAAGTTCTGATCGACCTTATCGAAGGTCGGCTCGCTTTCCTCCGTGGCGAAGTTCTCTGCCCCGTAGCTTGCCGTCGCGCTGGTTGCCTGACGGGCGTTCCGAACTTCGCCTGCGGGCATGTCGATCGTGCGGGCACCGGACGCCATGACCGTCACGCGCGGGCGCAGCAGTTCGATCACCTCGTCGGCCTGGGCGCGCGGAATGGTCACGCCTCCGGCCCCGTCCGTCGCGCCGGAAAGCGCTGCGGAAATACCGCTGTGGCCCGCGTCCTCAAGCGCCTTTGCTGCGCGGGCCTTGTCGCAGCCATGGCTGGCCAGCGCATGCGCCATGAAACCAAATTCAACACCCTTGTGCGCAGGGTCTTTGGCCACGGCAGGAACGGGCGCACCAGTCGCGGTAGAACCCGCTTCTGATTGTGCCGCCGTGGCCTGCGCGGCCTCGACTTCCTCGCCCCGCTTCACCTTGGCATCCAGCGCGGCATGGTCCTTTTTCGCCGCTTCAAATGCCGCAACGGCTGCTGCCAGCTTCGTTTCGTCGATGTCGCCGGTGGCGTCCTCGATGGCGGAAATTGCATCCGCGCAGGTCTGCATCTGATCTGCCGCCGCACTGCGTTCGCGGCGCAGATCGTTCAAGTCTTTCTTGCTCATGTTCCAAACTCCATTGGAAAACGTACCGCTTGCGCAGCACAAAAATCCCGCCGCGATGGACAGGTCGATTACACCGGTTGTGTTGGTGTCAGAGGGCCGCGCGGGCGCGTGCCGCCGCAGCTTGAGCGGCATAGGCACGGGACTGCGGGCGGTTCACCGGCGCATATTGCGCCATCAGGCGGGCATAGAATGCATCCCGGTTTTCAATGCTGTCGGCCAACCCGCGCGCGATGGCAGCGTCAGGATAGAAAAGCGCTCCCCCGTCTTTAGGATCATCGGTGACCGACAACTGCGCCGCCAAACCAGCCGGATCAATACCGCGACCGGCAGCTACTGCTGCGTGAAACAGGGCTTCGGTTTCGTCCAGCGCGCGGCGCAATTCGGCCATGCCTTCCTCGGTTGCAGCGTCAGGATTTTTTGCGCGCGCATGTGTTGACGAAATTTCGAACCAGCGGTCGCCCCAGTTGTCCGTATCCTGCGGCGACGTAGCAACCAAACGAACGCCGATCGACCCCAGCTCGGAACCCGGCGTGCAGGTGATGTCGCGCCCCTGTGAGGCCAGCCAGTACCCTGCCGATGCGGACAGCGG